TAACGGAACTGACACTGGACACCGATGAAAAAGTATTGGGTGCGCTCTATATTGAGGATTCCGGGGATATCGCGTGCTTCGACGAAACAGGCGTCCCGAACACTGTGAAGGCGCGAGCAGGTACGATCGTGATAAATGTCCCATTGAATGGAAAGCTAAGTATGGAACGCAAAAGGTTTACCATCGCCCACGAATGCGCCCATTGGATCCTCCATCGCGCATACCGCGCGCTGGCCAAGCGGCGGTTCCGGATCGCCGCGCAAGAACCGCCTAACGTCGTCTGCCGCGGAATGGGAGCGGAGCAAACCAGGCATGAGCTGAAAACGGATGAAGATTGGGCGGAGTGGCAGGCGAACACGCTCGCGTCGGCGCTGCTCATGCCAAACCAGTCAGTTCGCGAATACGCGGAGCGCTATCTATCGTTTTGGGATCTTGATTCCTTTCCGGAGGGAGGGTACTCGCGTGCGCGCATTGAAGCCGTTGACGGAATCTCGTCCCGCTTCATGGTCTCAACGCGCGCCGCGGAGCTGCGCCTTACGCAGCTCGGGCTCATCCAAAGAGCGCCGGCGCAACCTAAGCCGGCCGCATACAGCCAGCCCAATCCCAGGTATAACGCCCCTGACCCGGAGCTGGGGGCCTGGCTCTTCAATTCGACATACTTGGGTAAATTCTCAACGCGCGGGGGGCAGGAATGGATCAATCAAATCGTTCGGTACATGGTACGCTTGCAAAGATCGGCGTAGAACCCGGAAAAGTAGAGGCGAAAAAGGTCTATCGCATTGACGCGCGGGACGCCTTTGCCGTGTACTGTGATAGCGCGGAGTTCCGCTTCGCGATCAATACGGGGATGTTCCGCCATGCGCAGAACCGGTTCGTCATCGACAACGAGAAGTATGTGTATCGAACTCCGGGCGGGGTATACAGGCTAACCCAATACGCTTGGGGCCATCTCGATGAATGCGCGTTGGTTTTCGTAGACCGTTGGGCGTTCAGGGAACCGCCGAAAGTGATGTACCGCCGTGTCTTCCCATATCGGAGTGAGCCTCAGTCTCGATATGAGTACCTAACGGACACAAATGTACCCGCTGTTGAGAGGGCAGCTGTGTACAAAGCAGCATTCGAGGAAGAATATGAACTGATTGCCGCGACGACCAAGACCTTCTCGGTACGTGTCACTGAACTTATGGAGCTACGTGGATGGGACGTACATAAGTTTACGACGCACACCGGGCTGGAACCGAACCATTATTGGCGGATTGTTCGAGGTGAGACGAACTCCCCATCTCTTGAATCCGTTCTGAGCATTTGCATCGGTTTACAGTTGCCTACGGCGGTCAGAGACGAGTTGATCGCGCTCGCCGGCCGGACCTGGCAAACGAGCAGGATACACGCCGCGTACCGGTTTATACTAGAGCATGAACAGATAAAAAGCGTGACGGACTTCAACAGGTTCTTCTCGATGCTCGATGTGGCGCAGAACGGGAAATTGCCGTTACAGGATAACGCATAAACTGTCGTTGAACGAAAGCCCTATTGCCACTCGAGGTCAGTAAGAACATTCCATGGATTAACCAGCTTCATATCATACGACCACGAACCCGGAAGCGTCTAACGACCTTCCGGGTTTTTACATCGTTGAATCTCGAGTGACATGGTATGCCAGTACACGTTTGTGAATGTCCACCTTTGGTACAGATGGCCCGTCTCCTTATGGCAAGATCACACTGTTTTGCGGCGTTTTGAGAGAGCGCTGAACAGTCTCACAGACCACCGAATCGATAAAAAAATATTTAGTGACATGACATGTCAGTTTTGGAAAACACGAAAACCCAGCAATCTCAAGGAAGTCGGACGCTTTCATCTACCAAACGCAGCGTACAGATAGTGAAATTACTAATGAACTCAAGGATTCTTTAGTGACATAGCATGTCATTACAAGCCAGTTCCGGCCAGGTAAAATACCGTCAGACGGCCGTATTCTATCAGGATCGGAGGAAACAGGAAGTGACAGGAACCACGTTTTACCCCGTAGCATGGTAGGTAGAACAGTAGATGAAAAGACCCATCGGATCGACAAGACAAGTAACAGAGAACAATTATCAGAAAGGAAGGGAACTCATGAGCCAATATCATCACGGGATGCCGGTGAAGGTTACGCCCTACAAACACCAACAGGAAGCATTCGAGTTTGCTTGTCGTTTGTTCGGACTAACGGAGGGAGGCGTTGGCGATGGGCAAGATACAGACAAAATGCAATCATTGCGGCAATACGTTTCATAAATATCCATCCGAGATGAGAGAACGCAATTTTAGCTCGAATCACTGTCGCCTTGCATGGTTTAGTGAATGGACAACGGAGGCCATGAACGTCCCCGGCCACTCCGCTGGACACAAGGCGCCGCACCTTACTGCTCTCAATCAAGCCCGACGTAACCGCAACAAACCTCCGAGGCCGCGCAACGAACGGGGAAACGACGCCTTGTTTTCTGCCCGCACTACCATCATAAACTATACGGACAACCCGAAGTGGTATGCGGAAACTCGTGAAAAGGTCTCACGGGCTTTCCGTGATCACGGCGAGTGTAAAACCTACCGCAAATATCACGGCCGCCACGAACATCGCGTTATTGCCGAAATGATCCTCGGAAGACCACTAAGGAACGGCGAAGCGGTTCACCACATCGATGGGAGCAAGCGAAACAACATTGCCGATAATCTCATGGTTTTCGGATCATCAGCAGAACACGCACGAACTCATTTTTCGAAGAAGAAAGGCAGGTGATGCCCGAATGTGTGCCTCTCAAACCCATAGCTCTGGAGTAGCTCTTTTATGCGAGATGGGCACCGGTTGACAAGACGATCATGTCCATCGCCATTGCAGGCAAATTGTATCTCACCGGCAAGATCCGCCGTGCCCTCGTGGTGGCGCCGCTCTCCGTCGTCGGCGTATGGGAGGAAGAGTTCGTTAAGTACGCGGATTTCGACTACACCTTCGCTGTCTTGAGCGGCGTCGGCAGTAAAAAAGCAAAGACGCTCCACTCGCTCAACGGCTCCGGTTTGTTAATCGCGGTAGTCAACTACGAATCCGCGTGGCGATTGGAGAAGGAGATCTCCGCATGGAAGCCCGATCTCGTAATCGCGGACGAGGGACACAAGATCAAGTGTCACAGTATCGCGGCGTCCAAGGCGATGCACCGACTCGGCGCGAAGGCTGCGTACCGGCTGCTTTTGACCGGCACGATCATCACGAACAAGGCGATCGACGTGTTCTCTCAATACAAGTTCCTGAACCCGTCGATCTTCGGCAACAGCTTTTATTCCTTCCGCAATCGGCACTTCGATATGCAAGGATACGGGCAGCACACACCAGTGCTAAAAAAGTCCATGGAGCCGGAACTCACGAAGAAGCTTCATTCCATCGCGTTTCGGGCGACGAAAGCGGAGTGCCTGGATCTACCGGAGACCACCGACATCGTCCGTCATGTGGAACTGGAGCCCGCCGCCATGAAGGTGTACCGCGATTTGGTGAAGCACAGTTACGCCGAGCTCGATGATAAGGATCAGGGAGCCCATGAGACGATCACCGCCACGAACATCCTGACCCGGCTGCTACGGCTCTCCCAGCTCACCGGCGGGTTCATCGGCGACGACGAGTCGAATACTCCGAAGCAGATCAGCCGCGCCAAGCTGGATACCCTTCATGACCTCGTTGACCAATCGGTACAGGAGTGCGGGAAGCTGGTCGTTATCGCCCGGTTCGTGCCGGAGATCAAGGCCATTTGCGCCATGATTGAGAGGATGGGCATCGGCTACTCCCTGATCAAGGGCGGCGTGACGGATCGAAATGAGCAGATAGCGCGATTCCAGAACGACCCGGAAACACTCGTCTTCATCGGCCAAATCGCCACGGCGGGGCTCGGCATCACGCTCACGGCGGCGTCCACGCTGGTCTTTTACTCACTCGATTATTCCATGTCAAATTTCGAGCAAGCGAAAGCCCGTATCCACCGCGTCGGGCAGAAGGAACCATGCACATACATCTACCTTATTGCGAAGGGCACGGTAGATGAGAAGGTACTTAAGACACTGCGGGAGAAAGCCGACCTCGCCCGGATGTTGGTGGACGACTACCGGCAAGGGCGCAACCCCTACCAATGATCGGAGGAATCAGATGGACAACAGACTGTTCGAGCTCGCGGACCAACTAAAGCGGCTGCGCGAGGAAAAAGATACGCAGGCGGCACTACTCAAGGATCTCAACGTTGAAATCGACGAAACCGAGTTCAAGCTCTCTGAAGCGATGGCGGTGGCTGAGTGCTCCAACTTCACGCGCTGCGGCAAGCAATTCATTCTCACTACGACTACGCGCTGGTCAGCTGAATCGGATCGGAAAGATGAATTGTACGCCGCATTGAGGGAGAACGGATACGACCATCTATTCACCGTGAACGCACAGACCCTCGGCGCGTTCGTCCGGGAGCAGGTCGAGGAATACGCGAACGCGAGTCCCGGCACTGGCGCAATCGACGACGCTCACGTCCCCGATTGGTTGGCGGGGCTCGTGAAAAGCTACGACGACGTCGGCGTCACGATGAAATCGGCTACGAAAAAAGCAAAGTAATGGAGGAATCAGTCATGGCAACGAACAAGGATACCGCTCTCACGGCCACGGCGAACACCGGCTACCTCGCGCTCGCGGACACCGATTTCGGCAGGCTGCTCGCTGAAGAGCTTGACGGGCTGGACATCGGGTTCGAACGGATCAAGATCCCATCCGGCGGGAGCACCGTATTCGAAATTCCCGGCGAAGAAGGGGAACCTGACTCGGACAAGGAGTTTTCGGCGGTCGTCCTCTTCCATCACCCGCTCTACTGCTTCTACAAATCGAAGTACACGGGCGGTAACAACCCGCCCGACTGCGGCTCGTTTGACGGGATCACCGGGATCGGCGATCCGGGCGGCGAGTGTCGCATCTGTCCGCTCAATCAGTTCGGGAGCGGCGAGAACGGCTCGAAGGCCTGCAAGAACCGCCGCCGCATCTACGTGCTGCGCGAGGGTGAGGTCTTTCCGCTGTTGCTTTCCTTACCGACAGGCTCCCTGAAGGAGTTCACCAAATACCTTAAGCGGCTGCTCTCCAAGGGCAAAAAATCGAACGCCTACGTGACCCGGTTCTCCCTGAAGAAGGCAACGAGCGGCGGCGGCGTCCTGTACTCCCAGGCGCAGTTCGCGATCGATAGGCCGCTCTCGCCGGAGGAATACGCGCTCATCGAGAAGCTCACGACGCAGATCCGGGCATACAGTAGGAACGTGGCGTTCGACTACGAACGCGAGGCTGAGCCCACATACACCGAGCACGAAGTGGACGAGGAGACCGGCGAGATCATCCGACCGCTGGCGTAATTGCCGACACAGTTTGGCGGTATCTGCGGAAAAACCGCCTCCCCTTCGTGTGAAACCAACCTTACAGGAGAAGCATCATGTACAGAGCAACGACGAACCTCAATGAACTGCGGGAGTATCTCGCGTTGGCGGATATCATAAGCTTCGACCTCGAGACGGCCCCGTACGATCCGTACCGCGACGACGAACGCGCGGCGCTGGATCCGCGCAAGAGTCAAATCGTCGGCGTTTCGTTCAGTGTGTCGGAGGGCGACGCGATCTACGTCCCCATCGCCCATCGCGTCGGCATCAACGCTGATCACGTCGCCGTACTCAATCTCCTCGCCGAGTTCGCCGCCGAAACCGGTATTACGAAAGTGGCGCACAACCTGGCCTTTGAGAGTATATTCCTTTACAAGCATGGCATCGTACTCCAGCCCCCGTGCTACGATACGATCGCCGCAGCGCAGATGACGCTCAAGGGAAACTCAACGTTCCGCTCCCTATCCGACAGCGGCCTCAAGACGTTGGTCCCGGAACTGCTCGGCGTAGAACTCCCCTCGTTCACCGATGTCACCAACGGCAGGCATTTCGATGAACTCAACCCCTCCGACCCGGAGACGATCCGCTACGCCTGCGCCGACGCTGACTACACGTTACAGCTGTGCCATCTGCTCAACGGCTGGTATGACAGATACCTCCCCAAACACCGCTATATCATTGAACAACTGGAGTCGCCCACCGCCGTGTACTGTGGGCTCATGAAGTTCAACGGCATTCTAGTGGATCAAGCACTCATGACGGCGAAAGCCGCCGAGTGTGAAGCTCAGATCTCAAAACTCCGCGATGAGATCGCCTTCATGATTGGCGACGTGAACATTGGCGCGAACGCCAGCGCCTCCGCATTCAAGCAGTATCTGTACAAAGATCTCGCACTTCCCGTCCTCAAAACGACGGCGAAGTATCAGGCGGCGGCGGACGAGGAGGCTTTTGTCCTCTTGAAAGAGTGGTGCCATATCAACAAACCTGAACTGGAGCCGCTGTTTGGCCTCATCCTTCAGTACCGGGCGATTGGGAAAGTGTTCTCAACCTATATCGAGGGATACCGCAAGCACATCAACTCCGTCACCGGGCGCATCCACCCCCAACTTCTTCAGCTCGGCGCGGAGAGCGGGCGCTTCGCTTGCCGCCAGCCGAATGTCCAAAATCTGGTCTCCGGCAGCGAAATCAATATTCGTGACTTCATCGTCGCGCCGGAAGGTTCATGTCTCATCGAACTGGACTACAGCCAGATCGAGGCCCGGATCGCCGCGTATCTGTCCCGCGAGGAGCAACTCCTCCGAATCTTCCGAGAGGGCGGCGACCTTCACGCCATGACGACCGCGTCGGTATTCCGCATCCCGCTGGAAGAGGCTTCAGACAAACGCAACCCGGAATACAAGCACCGCAGGACAGTCGCGAAGACGACGTTCTTCGGGTTCCTCTACGGGATCTACGCGAAGTCGCTCCAGCGCAACCTGAAGCTGAGCGCGGGGATCGACGTCACTCTTGACCAGGGTAACGCGTTCCTTGACAACCTTGCCAACTCGTACCCGACGCTGGCGGCGTGGCAGAGAGATGTCATCAACAGGGCGAAGGCGCGTGGCTACGCGGAGACCGCGCTCGGGCGGCGACGGTATCTTCCCCTGATCTGTTCCACTGACTTCATCAAGCGCGGCAACGCCGAACGCGCGGCGCTCAACCACGGCGTCCAGGGGCTCGCGGCGGATCTACACAAACTGGCGATGGGCCGGTTGGTGTGTTCTCTTCCGCCCTATCTTAAGCCGCTGTTCACCGTACACGACAGCTTCATTTTCGAGTGTCCCGACCAAATGATGCATGAAGCCGCCGCCCTTGTAAAGGGGGCGATGGAAATTCCTGTACCGATTGACGGGTTCGACGTCCCAATCGTCGCCGACGTCAGTATCGGCAGGAGCTACGGGAGCTTGGAGGAGGAGGGATAACGAAACAGACAGAGCCCACCCTGAACGACTAGCAAAGGACTTTATTCTTTGAAAATGAAAAAGAGTAAAAACACATAGTTACAAAGCAGCGAAACGCACAGAAATACAGATTAAACAAACACTGCTGGATTTATCTCATCGCCGGGCCACGCCCGGTGAACAAATGACAGTGAGGGGACAGGCAATGAGTTTCAGTAAGAAGAACCCCGAAGGTTATCACGACCCGACCGCGTATGCGGCGCTGACCGTCATCGAGCGCGAAGAAACGACCGGTCAGCGCCGACCCAGGAACAGGAAGCGGAGACCCGCGAAGCCTGGTGTTCATGTCAAAGCTACCGCGGTGCGGATTTACTAATCCACAGACGATGAATGGAGGAACAGCCATGAATAGTTCATTCCAAAGATCCACCAACCAGACGATTAAGATGCTGCCCCTCGAGTCTCTCCAGCCCGGCGGGTACCAGCGCCCCACCAACAGCGCGCAAGTCAACAAGATCGCGGCCTCCTTCGACGAGGCCAAGCTCGGCACGCCCATCGTCAGCGCGAGGGACGGCAGGTATCACTTACTGGACGGCGCGCACAGGACGGCGGCGCTGCGGCAAATCGGATACACGCACGCGCTGTGCCTGGTGCTCACCGGCCTTTCCTACAAAGACGAGGCGGACTACTTCCGAACCCAGAACGCCAATATCCGCCCGCTCACCCGGTACAACCTATTCAAGGCGGGGCTGGAGGCGGGCGATGAGATGTGCGTTCGGATCGATGAGATCGTGCGCTCGAACGGGTTTGTGGTCGGCATGAGCGCCGACCGATTCAATACGATCGCCGCGATCTTCGCCTTGACGACCATCTGCACGGTGTACGGGTACGACACGCTGAACGACACGCTCGCGCTCATCCGCGCCACATGGGACGGCGTCAACGCGACGACCCGCAGGGAGTTCCTGGTCGGCGCCGCGGAGTTCACGCACCGGTTCGGCAAGGCCGAGTTCGCGGGGCGGATGAAGCTCAAGAGCATCGCGGCGATCTGGCAGGACTATCTGGCAGAGACCGGCCACACCAACCGAGCGGCCTGTGACCCCGCGATGCGCAAGGCGTTCTGCCGGGTGCTGGTCTGCCACTACAACGCAGGACTCGGCTCGACGAGCCGGAAACGGCTGACGATGGAGGGTTGACCATGAAAGTTGGCGTCACACAAATCAAGGTCGCGGCCCGCATCCGCAAGCAGTCGCTCAAGATCGAGGAGCTCGCGGCGGACATCTGTAAAAACGGGCTGCTCAACCCGATCACCGTGATGCCGTCCGCAGGCGACCGGAGTCCGGCTGACATGGAGTACGAACTCCTCGCCGGGCTCCGGCGGCTCAAGGCGGCGCAGTCGCTCGGCTGGACGGAGCTCGAAGTCAACGTAGTCAATCCCAAGGACGCGGAGGCGGCGCTCAACATCGAGTACAGCGAGAACGTGCAACGCGAGCAGTTCACGTTTTCCGAGAAGATGGACTATACGCGGCTGATCGAGGAGATCGAGCGGGCGAAGGCAAACGAACGCATGCTTACCGGGACGAAATCGGACGACCCTGTGATCGCGCGAACACAGGGTCGCGGCAAGAGTCGCGACGCGATCGGCGCGAAGGTCGGTATGAGCGGCAGCCAGTACGACCGCGCGAAGTACATCACGGCGAACGTCCCACCGGAGGTGATCGAGGAACTGGACGCCGGGGAGCGCTCTATCTACGGCACGTACAAGGAACTGCGCGAAGCGGAGAAGAACATCTCCAGCTCCGAACCCGCCAGCCAACCGGCGAAGAAGGAGCTTCCCCCGATACCGAATAGTACGACGCTCCCCAAGCCCCCCGCGCCTCCGCCCGACTCCGCGTCCTCTGGTACTCCGGTCACCGACCTCCAGCGCGCGATCCGCGCGGAGAGTGAACTGGACGCCTTTAAGTACCGACAGCACAACGAGATCTACCACCGCGACGGCATCATCGAGAACCTGAAGAAGCGCGTCGCCGAACTGGAGTCGCTACTCGGCGCGGCGAACGCACGGATCCGGGAACTGGAGGAGAGGTATGAGTACGCTTAACATCACCTATGAGGAATTCCTCCGCCCCTTCTTCGACAACAGCGAGACGGTATGCCTGCGCGTGTTCGATGATAAGAAGCGCGGCGCTTTCAAAGGGCAAAAGCTCGAATGCGAGATGAGCCGGATTGGGACGATGGCTGACACGCTCCGCAAACACAATAACCGGGACCGCGGCATCTTCTTCGTCGTGAACAGCGGCGGTCAAGAAGATAAAGACATCGATCGCGTTAACGCCGTGTTCGTGGATGGTGATAATTTGCCCGTCGATGAGCAGATCGTCCGGCTCGAATCCTTCGCTTGCCCGCCGTCCCTGATGGTTCGGACGCAAAAATCCGTTCACGCCTATTGGCTGGTTAAGGACGTGGCCGTCCCCGAGTTCCGCACGATGCAGAAGCGCCTCGTCGCTCAGTTCGACGGCGATCCCGCCTGCGTCAACGAAAGCCGGGTACTCCGCCTGCCGGGTTTCTATCACCGTAAGGAAGAGCCGGTCATGGTGGAGTGCGTCAAGTTCGCGCCGGAGCTCCTGTATACCAAGGCGCGACTGGACGCCGTCCTGCCCCGCGTACCAGAAGAACCGCCGGTTGTATCGCCCGCCCTCAAGGGAAGCCGCAAGGGACTAACGCTGGTCGGCAAGCGGTGCGAGTTCATCCGACAGTGCAAGGATCAGGCGGCGACCCTGCCCGAGGCGCTCTGGTACGGCATGATCAGCAACCTCGCCGTTTTCGAGGGCGGCGATAAGGCGATTCACGCGCTGTCACGCGCCTACCCCAAGTACAGCCGCGGCGAGACTGAGAACAAGATCGCCCACTTCCTCAACAGCGGCACCAAGCCCATGACCTGCGTGAAGATTTCGGAACTTGGCTTCAAGTGCCCGAAACTGGACGAAGGATCGTGCGGATGCAAATCGCCCGCCGCGCTGTGCTACAAACCGCTCTCGACCGAGGAACTGCTGGAGCAGATACAGAAGATTGAGATCGGCGATTCTCAACTTGAGAACGCCGAGGCGCTCCGCCAGTTCGTCTTGGAGTACCTGTACAACGTGGAGCCGGTCATCGCGGAGACGCTCATCCAGCACGAGATCAAGGAGCGGTTCCGGCTCAAGGCCTTCGACCTTCGCCCATTGATTCAGATTCACCGGGACGCGTGGAAGAGGTACTCCACGAATAAAGAAACCAAGCGCGAGGCTGCGGCGTCCGGGGGCAACGCGGAGATGCCCGACTGGTATGAAATCACCGAGCGCGGAGGACTACACTTCCTGCCCGGCGTGCTCGCCGACCACATAACGAAGAACGTAGCGGCGTTCTATGGCGCGGGCAGCTACTATTTCTACGAGCACGGCGTGTACAGGATGCGTGAGGATCTCTGGGCGCACAACGCGATCCGTGAGTATATGATCATGCGGCAGGAGAAGACCGCGGAGGTGAACGACACGGCGAACCTGTGGCGGATGCGCATCCTGAAAGACGTCCGTGAAATCAATGCCAACCCGTACATCATCAACGTGCGTAACGGCCTGTACAACGTCATGGACAACAGCTTCAAGCCCCACACCGCCGACTACATCAGCACCGTACAAATCAACGCCGATTACGTTCCGTCAGCGTCGCCGGGACTCCCGGCAGGGTGCCCGCAGTTTCTGGAATTCCTTTCAGGAATTCTACACGAGGAGGAAATACTCCTGCTTCAGGAGATCTTCGGCTATCTGCTAATTCCGGTGAACAAGGCGCAGAAGTCATTCGTGTTCGTCGGCGCGCCCAACGCCGGGAAAAGCACGCTGCTCTCCATCGCGCAGGAGGTGCTGCTTGGCAGCGACAACGTATCCAACATCCCCTGGCAAAGCCTCGGCGACCGGTTCAACAAGGCCGAGTTGTTCGGGAAACTGGCGAATATCTTCGCCGACCTGCCGTCCAAGGCGATCGACGACGGCGGCATGTTCAAGACGCTCACCGGCGAGGATTACGTAACCGCCGAGCGGAAGAACAAGGATCCGTTCAACTTCCGGCCATACGCCCGGCTGCTGTTCTCCTGCAACGAGATCCCCAAGAACTACTCCGACAGGAGCGACGGGTTCTATCGGCGGCTGATTATCATCCGGTTCGACCGGTCTGTGCCGTCCGAGCGGCGTGACCCCAATCTTCGTGAACGCCTCGCGGCTGAGCGCGACGGGATCCTGATCTGGGCGCTGGATGGACTCAGGCGGTTGATCGGGAACAGCTATCTGTTCAGTGAGACGCGGCGGACACGCGACGAGGTAACCCGGTACCGAATTGAGAGTAACTCGGTTTTGACCTTTGTGGACGAGATGTGCGAGTTCGGAGACCGTTGGATCGCGCGTGAGGAACTGTATTCCCGGTACAAGGACTACTGCGCCACGAACGGGTTCAAGCCGCAGTCCCAAACCAACTTCAACAGGGAAATAGAGAGCAATTTCAACGAAGTTCGGCGTGGCCAGGACAAAATATCGGGCCGCAGGGTATGGCGCGGCATCGCCTTCGTGGAGGGTGGAAAGGAGTAGCGGTAACTCGGGTAACCCGGTTTTCTCTATTCCTTCGCATATAGCGCCAGAGTGGGGATAGGTAGAGAAAAGAATAATATATATTAGGAGTGAGGATTATTGAGTTACCCCGGTTATCGAGTATATATGCTCGAAAAAGACATCGTAACCAAGATCAAGGGATACCTGAAGACCGTCCCCGGCTGCTTCGCGTGGAAGGAGCATGGCGGAATGTATGGGACGGCCGGGCTGCCGGACTTGATCTGCTGCTACCGCGGCAAGTTTGTGGCGTTCGAGGTGAAGACGCCGGGAGGCGACGGCCGCCCAACTGGTAGCCTGACTAAGCTGCAAGAGATAACGCTGCAGAGAATCAGAGAAGCGAAGGGCGAAGCCTTCAAAGTCACAAGCGTCGAGGAAGTAAAGCGGATCCTGAGGAAGCTTGACGGTTAGGAGGTTCACCCCATGAGTAACCATATTACCTGCGCCGCGTGCCGTTACGCGGTAGTGGATAAGCAGGCGAGCGACTACACGGAAAAGGCGTGCAAAGGGTGTGTGTTCGACAGCGGATGCGCCTGCCGCAAGAAGGCCTGCGCGTGCGGCGAGGGCTGTGAGTTCAAGGGCGCCAAAGCAATCTGTCCCGGACAGACGATCAGGTGGCCCGCGATTCAGTGCGCGTGCTCCGCCAGTGAGTACTACAGAGGCTTGTTGAACATCAGCGTGAAAGGCGATAAATTAGCGCAACCGGGCTGGAGCGGCTGTGAGGATGGTATGCCTGCGGAAGGCGGTGTCGCGTCGTGACGGCGAAGGAGTATCTGTCGCAGGCCCGGTCGATCAAGACGCGGCTCGAGACTATGGCGGAGCAGCTTGCGTATTTGAGATCTGCGGCTGAGTATGTACCGCCCCGTCTCAGCGAAGCGCCTGACTCATCACCGAACCCCCACAAGCACGAGGCCGCGATGATTCGCGTCATGGAAATGGAGGAGCGGATTTTGGCGACGCGGGAGAAGTTGATTGAGGTATCGGAAGTGATTAGCGGTGTATCCGACCCGACGCAGCAGGCGATCCTTGCCAAGCGATATCTCCGCAGCAAGTCGTGGTCGGAAATATCGGGCGAAGTGAATTACAGCCTGGCCCGTGTCTATGAGATACACCGCGACGCCTTGGAAAGTGTGGCGCTGTTGCGAACGGCATAGCAAAGCAGAGTAAAGCATAGTAAAACACACCTTGCGTATGGTTTTCCAGTCGTTTATACTTATGATGGAAAAACAGAGATGACCGCCAAAGCCTCCACGGGGCCGTAACCCGTGGGGGTTTTCATTTTTCCGGGGAGGAAATAGAATGCCGCGTAAACCGAACAAGCCCTGCGCCCACCCAGGCTGCCCACAGATGGTGTCCGTTGGAAGCTCCGGCGGCGGACGCTTCTGCGAAGTACACGCCCGTCAGGATACGCGCGAATACGAACGCTACCGTCGTGACCCGGAGACCCGGAAGCGGTACGGACAGGTATGGCGGCGGATCCGCGCCCGCTACATCGCGTCGCATTCGATATGCGAGATGTGCCGGCGCGAGGGACAGCTCACCCCAGCGACACAGGTTCATCATATCAAGCCGCTTGCCGAGGGAGGTACGCATAACGAAGGAAACCTCATGGCGCTCTGCGCGAGTTGTCACTCCGGCATTACCTTAGCGGAGAACAACCGGCGGCGATAGGAACCCGGCCAGCGATATGCGTCCATGCAAATAATTATGAACAAGTGTCAAGGACACGGGATTCGCGGCCTTGGGTTTGTGTAAATTACGCGTGAAGTCTGTTCCCCGAAACATCTATAAACATGTTAGAAATCCAATGAAATCAGGAGTTTAGGAGGGGCGGTTCACATCTCTGTGGGTTAATTCTATGTTACCGGCGTGGCCTTTCGCGTGAAAAAACCGGAAATCAAAAATCAAAACGGCGCATAGTCAATCAAAATGCGTACAATCAGCACGAAACGGGGTGACGCCTGTGCCCAGCGGCGGGTATCGGCCGGGTGCGGGCCGCCCTCGCAAGAATCCTATCGACACGAAACTCGAAGGGAAACCTTCTGTCAGCGCGCCGCGGCCCAAACCGGTCGTCAAGAAGATGGCCGTCCAGAATGTCATGACAGAGTATTTCTCGACGGCCATGAAGGAATGCGAAAAGGAAGTCCCGTCGGCGGTCATCCTCCGGGCCGAGATCGAGGAGTACATCGCCGCTCGCGGGTGCGGCGGTCTGGTCGCGCCGCAGACGATCACCGACTACGTGCTCAACAGGCAGGGCTTCCTCGCCTGCGAAGCCATGAACCGCAAGATCGGGCGCATGACCAAAGACCTGAAGCTGTCGCCCTACGTCACGGCGGCCCAGGGCTACTACAAGGCGATGCAAGCCGACTTCAACCTGATCACGCAGATCATCAACCGCTACAGCGGCAACGGGGGCGAGGAGAAAAACGCGTTCCTTGAGCTATTAAAGACACGAGGGTTCTGATTACAAACACAAAGCCGCAATTACATATGTGGCACCGCTTGCGAGTGATTATGAGAATCGCTACCTCGGGTTATTCTCAGCGCCCGAAGAAGCCGCGGCCGCCTACGACAGGGCGGCTGTTTTATATCACGGCGAATTTGCCAGAACGAATAAAATGATGGGGGTATTGTCGTGGAAACAACTACACGCTTTGAAAAAGTGGCTATCGGCAAGCTCGTTCCATACGCGCGGAACGCCCGCACCCACAACAAGGAGCAGATCCTCCAACTGCGCTCGAGTCTGCGGGAGTTCGGCTTCGTCAATCCTGTTATTGTGGACAAAGACCTGAACATCATCGCCGGACACGGTCGTATTACAGCCGCCAAGGAAGAAGGCCTGACCGAAGTCCCCTGCGTCTTTGTCGAGCACTTGACCGAAGCGCAGAAGCGGGCGTACATCCTCGCCGATAACCGGATCGCGCTGAACGCGGGCTGGGATGAGGAACTCCTCGCTCTGGAGTTCGGAGAACTGAACGACCTCGGTTTCGACTTGGCGGTTACCGGTTTCGGCCCGGACGAGATCGAGAAGCTGTTCGCCGCCGAGGACAAAGATGTACAAGACGACGATTTCGACCTCGCGGCCGCTTTAGAGGAAGCGTCCTTTGTTTTACCCGGCGACGTATGGAGACTCGGACGGCACCGGCTCATGTGCGGCGACGCCACCGACGCGGACACCGTCCGCAAGCTCATGGACGGCCGCAAGGCGAACCTCGTCCTGACAGACCCGCCGTACAATGTGGCGTTCCAGTCCGCGAGCGGGTTGCAAATAAAGAACGACAGCATGAAGTCGGAACAGTTCTGCGAGTTCCTGCTTTCGGCTTTCCGTAACCTTGCGGGGAACCTCGAAGGCGGCGGCTCGGCGTACATCTTCCATGCGGATACCGAGGGTGAGAACTTCCGAAGGGCGTTCCGAGAGGCGGGGTTCCATCTTTCCGGTACCTGCATCTGGGCGAAAGACAGCTTCGTCATGGGCCGCTCCCCTTATCAATGGCAGCATGAGCCGATCCTGTTTGGCTGGCTCAAGACGGGTACGCACAAGTGGTACGCCGGGCGGAGCGAGGCCACGATATGGAATTTCCCCAAACCGAAACGCAACGGCGACCATCCGACAAGCAAGCCCATTGTGCTGCTCGCCTACCCCATCAGGAACAGCAGCCAGGCCAACGGGATCGTACTGGACACCTTCGCCGGCAGCGGCTCGACGCTCATCGCCTGCGAGCAAATGGACCGCGTTTGCCACATGCTGGAACTCGATGAAAAGTACGCCAGTGTGATCTTACGCCGGTTCGCCGGTTTTCGGGGAGACGGCGGCGAATCGATCACCTGCGAACGCGGCGGGCAAACGCTCCGCTATGCCGATTTGGCGCGTGAGGTCGCCCATGCCTAAACAACTCACGCTCGGTTCCCTCTTTGACGGTTCCGGGGGGTTCCCCTTCGGAGCCATCCTTACGGGCATCGAGCCGATCTGGGCTTCGGAAGTTGCCCCATTCCCGATCCGAGTCACGACGAAACGTCTGTCGCAAGTCAAGCATCTCGGCGACATCAATCGAATCGACGGCGCAAAAACGCCGCCTGTAGACATCGTCACCGCCGGGTTCTGCTGCCAAGACCTTAGTTGCGCCGGCAAGCGCGCCGGGCTGCACGGGGAGCGGTCCGGCCTGTTCTTCCAGATCATCCGGATCGTCCGGGAGATGCGGGCCGCGACGAACGGCGAGTACCCGTCGTTCCTCGTGCTGGAGAACGTGCCCGGCATCTACTCTTCGGCGAACGGCGCCGACTTTCTGGAGGTGCTCAATGAACTCGCCAACCTCAAAAGCGAAACCGCGGAAGCCGCCCGTTTGTCAATACCTATGCCTGGAAACGGGAAATGGTCAACGGCTGGAGAGATCCGGGGGCGCGCCTCCCCAATGGAGGACAGTTTCTCAATCGCCTGGCGAACAATCGACGCGCAACTATGGGGAGTTCCGCAACGGAGGCGCCGCTGTTTCCTTGTCGTCGATCTTGCGGGCGGACGTGCCGGAGCGATACTATTTGACGAGTCGCGCCTGCGCGGGGATCCTGCGCAGGGCCGATTCCCGTGGCAAAACGCTCCCGACCGTCCTGCGCAAGGCGCTGGAAGCGCAATCGGGTGCGAACTGGGCGCCGCGTCTCGCTTAGGCGGGCACTGCTGGCGCGAGCTCGCCGGCACGCTCCGGGCCGACGCCGGGGACAATCAGGCCGCGGTGGTCTACGAAGCGCAGGGCGACGGGGACGGCGAGTTCGTCGTCGATCCGGTCAAACCGATGACCGATGGTTACGAAAGCATCGTTACCGATGATACCACGCCTGTCATGAGTATCGCGGGGAACATCATCGACCGCACTGCGAAGAGCGGCGGGAACGGGCTGGGGGTAAACGAGGATGTTTCCTTCACGCTCAACACGATGGACAGGCACGCCGTCTGTTATTCCATGACCGTCGGCGGCTTCATGCGCGCCTTCGAGGAGATCGCGCCGCCATTGCAGGCGCGGGACTACAAGGACGCGCCCATCGTGAATCAGCCCCGGTATGTCGTAAGAAGGCTAACCCCACAGGAATACTCCTTGCTGCAGGGCTTCCCGCCCGATTGGTGCGCGGGGCTTGAGACCCCGGAGCCGAGCGAGGAGGACATCGCCTTCTGGACAGAAGTCTGGGCGACACATTGCCGCGTCCGCGGCGCTTCCTCCAGGCCCAAGAGCCGGTCTCAAATCGTTAAATGGCTCCGTCACCCATACTCCGAGGCCGCGGAATACACACTTTGGGGGAACGGCGTCTGCCTGAATGTGGTCGTGTTCGTGCTCTCGGGTATTGTAACATACGCACAGGAATATGATCAAGACTTAGGCGATACTTCATACGATACTTCCTACGATACTTATCCTGCGCGATGTTGATCTATGTGCCCGCTTGAGCGAATATGTCCCTACCAAAACACGGCGCCGATGGAAACCACTTTGAAGGAGACGAGGGACATGGAACTCAGGTACAACGTCAGCGGCGCGCGCCGCAAGGAACTGGTCAGCGCGATCAGCGCGCGAACCGGAATCGCGCCTGTCTACAAGGGCGCGCCGACATTCGCCTACGTCGTGTGGAACTACGCCATAGGGCGCAACGGGGAGATCACCTACGACGACCGTACCCCCGGCGAGGATGTCAACGCCCTGCGGGAAAGGCTTGCGGAGCTGGGATTCGGGTGCGAGGTTTCCGACGAATCAGAAGCCCGCGACCCGGACCGCGGTAATCGCGCGCAATTCAACGGCGACGAGATAACCGATAACGAGGTCTTGAAGCTCAGCGAGCGGGAGGAGTTGGGGCTTGGGCGGGAACGCAGCGACTTGCCGGGAGACGACGGCATACGGGCGAGCGAGGTTCCCGACGATGGTACTTTGACCATCGAGCTGCCGCTTGAAGGCTATACGCCGGAAAAGCTCGATAATCTCATCAAACTCATCGAGGGCAAGGCGTCGCTCATCAAGGCGGCGCTTGGGAAACAACTGGCGGACCAGGATCTGCCGGTCATCATGGAAGTTGACAAGCTGCGGTTCCCCTGGTTTACCGCTGACTTGGCGCCGGACGAGTTCGAGGCGTGGGCGCGTTTCATCAGCGCGCTGTGCCGCGTGGCGAAGGAAGCGAAACGGGTGACCGCGAAGGACAAGCCCAACGGCAACCCCAAGTTCTCCTTCCGCGTGTTCCTGATTCGCCTGGGCATGGTCGGCGACGAGTTCAAACGCGCGCGGAAGATCCTGCTCCGCAACCTGCCCGGCAACAGCGCCTTTTCCAGGGGCGACCGCCCGACATACACTGTACATTGCCACACATTGGCGAATGGCAACGAGGACGACGCAATAGACCGCGAAAGCGTGGACTTCCACGGCCTTGCCAGGGCAAAGGCATACGCCAAGCAGTTCAGCGAAGAATGCGACGGCCTGCGCTTCGCCGGCTGCCACGTCGAGGACGAGAACGGCGGGTACCTCTACGAAATCCTGACGGACGGGACGGTGAACGAAAAATGATCGGCAAGATCAACAAAGCCGCGCTTGACGCGCGCAAGGCAAGGCATCGGCCCGGCACGCGGGTGGAACTGGTACGGATGAACGACCTTCATACCAATCTCAAGCCCGGCGACCGGGGCGAAGTCGCCGCCGTAGACTCCATCGGTACCGTTCATGTGAATTGGGACAACGGCTCCACGCTGGGCGCCGCTTACGGGGAGGATGAGATACGGCTCCTGACGAAAGCCGAGGTCGTCAAGGAGCAGTGCAAGAAGGTGGCGGCGACCGGGCGTACGAACATGTTCGACGCGAGAACGGCATTCGAGATTGCCCTGGAGATGGGGTATGATGAATTGGCGGATTTCATCTTCACGGACACCAAGCGGTACTCGGCCCTGATCCTGGCGGGCGAGCTTTCGGACGCGGACTTGATAGAGTCCCTATGACCCAAGCGGGAGAGCAGTATTCGACATGGACATCCGCGGGGAAGAGCCACGGCTATACAGTCCCCTCAAAAGAAGAACCCATTCGAGCTCTCATGGGGTATCCTTTGACGATCTAGACAATAATCGCCTGAAAACATTGATGATTCACGCTCCCGAAAACGCGATGGTATAACTGGCTATACAGCGCGAACTGAGGTAACATGTGCTCACTACGATGAAAACGGAGGGCACAGACATGAGCGGGATCATCAGAAACGGCGGGTGCGTCAGCGCGGCGATGCGCAGGGACTTGGCGAACAGGGGCAAGAACGGAGCGGTCGAAAGCTTTTTTGTGGGACGTGACCTGTACACCAGACGCGCTGACGGAAGCTGCTGGCTTTCAAAGAACAAGGTCGGCTACAAGAGGATCAAGAACGCGGTATACGAAACGGCAAAGGCGGGTGCGATAAGATGAACGAAAGGCAATGGCAACAGGCTGTGGAGCAACTGCCGGAATGGGCGCAAATCACGAAGATTTACAACGCCTCCGAAAACGGGGAACTGCGGATCGCCGTCCGAATCCCCGGCGAGCGGTATGAAACTCGCTACGTCGTCCATTTCGACGGAGAGGATGTAAGGCTGGTGCATATGCCGTAGGGAACCGCAGACCCAGCGAAAGCATACACATGAACAAACTGGAAAGGCTTCTACGGAAGTCTTTTTCTTTGCGCGAAAGGAGGGGACGATGCCCGAGTTCATGTACATCCCTACGCCTTTAATGCTCCCCACAAGCCGTTACGATCAGCGCCGCGCGGACTTCGCCGTAGGGTTCATCTCCATGCTCAGGCATACAACGGGCGAGTGGTACGGGAAGCCGTTCCGCCTGATGCCCTGGCAGGAACAAATCGTGCGCGACCTCTTCGGCATCGTCGATCAATCGGGCAACCGGCAATTCCGCACAGCGTATGTAGAGGTTTCGAAAAAAGGGGGCAAGTCTGAGCTGGCCGCCGCGATCGCGCTGTATCTCCTGTTCGCGGACGGCGAACCCGGGGCCGAGGTCTACTCCTGCGCCGCTGATATCAACCAGGCGAGCATCGTATTCAATACCGCCCGGGCGATGGTGGAGCAGTCCAATGATCTAAGGAGCCTGTCCAAGCTGGTGCCGTCTACCAAGCGGATCATCTTCCCGCATACCAACAGCTTCTATCGGGTGCTGTCCAGTGAAACCAAATCTAAGCAGGGCTTCAATGTATCTGGACTCATCTTCGACGAATTATTCGCGCAGCAGACCCGCGCGCTGTTCGATACCATGACCAAGTATACCGGCGACGCGCGCCGGCAGCCGCTCTACTTCCTCATCACCACAGCCGGCCGGGACAGGACATCCGTCTGCTACGAAATCCACTGTAAGGCGAAGGCGATCCTGGACGGCGCCAAGATCGACCAGTCTTTTTATCCCGTTATCTATGGCATCGAGGAAGGGGAGGATTGGAAGGACGAGGCGGTCTGGCGACGTGTGAATCCGTCCATCGGGGTCACGATCCCGTTTGAGACGGTCAGGGCGGCGTATGAACAGGCCCGGCAGAACCCAGCCGAGGAGCTGCACTTCCGCCAATTCCGGCTCAACGAGTGGAACAACGCCGACGTCCGCTGGATGCCCATGGACAAATGGGACGCGTGCGGTGAGGAAATCGATGTCGATGAGTATGACGGGCGCGATTGTTACTGCGGTCTCGACCTCTCCAGTACCGGCGACTTAACGGCGCTGGCGCTGGTGTTCCCGCCCTCCGGGAGTGATACCAAATTCACCGTATTGCCCTACTACTGGCTGCCGGAGGAAGTGGTCGAATTTCGGACGCGGCGCGACCACGTCCCCTACGCCGTTTGGATGAAAATGGGGCTCTTCAATACGACGGAAGGCAACGTGGTCGATTACGACTACATCGTCGCGTTCATCGCCAAGCTCGCGAACCGGTTCCGGATCCGGGAGATCGCATATGACCGGTACGGCGCGGAGAAGATCCGGCGCGACCTGGAAGAATTGGGCGCGGAGCACGGATTTACAGTGTTCCCGTTCGGGCAGGGCTTTGTTTCAATGTCGCCGCCATCGAAAGACCTGTATCAGCTGGTGATGGAGAAGAAGTTCCGGCATGGCCGCCATCCGGTACTCGACTGGAATATAGGGAACGTCGTCGTGGATCGGGACGCGGCGGGCAACATCAAGCCCAACAAGCAGAAGTCCACCGAGAAGATCGACGGCGCGGTGGCGCTGGTCATGGGCTTGGCTCGCGCCATGATCCAAAGCGGCGATCACAATGTCATGACCAACAGCGTGTACAACGAGAGGGGCCTCTTGTTCATAGATACTTAACCGGTAAGCATATTTCCGATGGAGGGGATAACATAATGGCACAGCCATTCCGGCGGCTCTTTGGGTTCCATTCACGTGACAAGCCGATAAATAAAGTAGGTAGTTCGTTCAACTTTCTGTTCGGCAATACATCTTCGGGCAAGCCCGTCAACGAACAGACCGCCATGCAGAACACCGCGGTGTACGCTTGTGTGCGGATATTGGCCGAGGCGGTCGCCGGGCTCCCCCTGCACGTGTATCAATACACCGACGACGGCGCGGGGAAGCCGCGCGCCGGGAAAGAACGCGTCCCCGGTCACTCGCTGTATACGCTGCTCCACGACGAGGTCAACCCGGAGATGACCAGCTTCGTCTTCCGGGAGACCCTAATGGCGCACCTGCTCCTGTGGGGCAACGGCTACGCGCAGATCATCCGCGACGGAAGGGGCAGGGTGCTTGCCCTCTACCCTTTGCTGCCGTCTAAAATGGAAGTCAGCCGGGGGAAGAACGGAGAGCTCGTGTACACTTACCGTTGCGACCGGGACGAGAGCAGGGCCGCCCCGAGCGGCGGACTCGTCACGCTACGGCGGGACGAGGTGCTCCACATCCCGGGCCTCGGCTTCGACGGTCTGGTGGGATACTCGCCCATCGCCATGGCCAAGAACGCGGTGGGTATGGCGATTGCCACTGAGGAGTACGGCTCGAAGTTCTTCGCCAACGGCGCCAGTCCGGGCGGCGTCCTCGAGCACCCGGGCGTAATCAAGGACGTGCAGCGCATCAAGGACAACTGGAACAGTCAGTATCAGGGCAGCGGCAACGCCCATCGTATCGCGCTGCTGGAGGAGGGCGTGCGCCCAGATAGGGCACCATTAAGAGTAACGTGAGGAATTACCACCCGCAATCATGGGTGAGCCAACCTGCCTTACCGCAAAGCGAAAGCTGATACGGGAACAGCGCATGGCAGGAAAGCGGTAAGTTGCCCAAAGGCTAAAGGGCACGACTGAATCGCAATGGCAATCGGATATGAGGTTTAACCTGAGTTTGGTGAACGCAAGGTTCGAGTGTTCATTTCCTGAGGGGAATTGGGTAATTAGTCTGAGACCCATTTCGTGACCGGCTGGCGTTACATCCTTCAACGCACAGTATGATTGCATTGGTCGCGACACGAGCGGGAGAACCCGTGTTAAAGAACCGAAAGCGAAACCGACAATCCGTATTTTCCTAGTAATGGTGTCAACTGGGGATACCCTAAAGGTCAATGCCTGCAGAGGAATCTATAGGCTATAGCCGTAGGGCTTGAATATGACCCATGGGTACGGAGCTTCCGTAGTAGTCAATGAGAGGGGTAACGCCCCTTACACGGCGAAGGGAAGCAGTTTATGCGACTTCAAAATTGACGATGGAAGTGAGGAGAAACCTCAATGAATGCAACATCAGAAATTTTGGAACGAATGACTCGAAACTCTGCGGAACACCAAGATGGTGTCTACACCCGGCTCTATCGCTACTTGTTGCGGGAAGACGTTTATTTCACCGCATACAAGAACCTCTATGCCAATAAGGGCGCGTCAACCAAAGGCGCGGATGACGACACGGCAGACGGCTTCAGCGAAGGTTATGTTCGCCAGATCATAGACGAACTGCAAAACCAAACCTACAAGCCCAAATCTGTGCGCCGCGTCTATATTCCGAAATCCAACGGAAAAACGCGACCACTCGGTATCCCATCATTCCGGGACAAACTCATTCAGGACGTGATCCGACAGTTCCTTGAGGCGATCTATGAGCCGCTTTTCAGCGACAGATCGCACGGGTTTAGACCCGGTAGGAGTTGCCACACTGCGTTGAAACAAATCAATCGCAGTTTTCGCGGCGTAAAATGGTTTGTAGAGGGCGATATTCGCGGCTGCTTCGACAATATTGACCATGACGTGCTTCTGAACCTGCTGTCACAGAAAATCAAAGACAGCAAGTTCATTACGCTTATCGGGAAATTCCTGAAAGCGGGATACTTGGAGAACTGGCAGTACCACAAAACGTACAGCGGAACGCCGCAGGGCGGGATACTGTCGCCGATACTCGCCAACATTTACCTGCACGAGTTGGACAAAAAGGTTGAGCAAATGCGAAGTGATTTTGCGCAGTCCCCCGAAAGAGCTTACTCAAAGGCTTATTCTGAAAAGCTTTCAGAGATTAAGCAATATGAAAAGCGTTTGTCTGTGTGCCAGGACAAGGTTGAGCGCGAACATATGCTTCAACAAGTCCATCGGCTAAACGTTGAAAAACGGAAATTGCCGTATAAGGACGCCACCGACAAAAAGCTGGTCTATGTGCGCTATGCTGACGACTTCGTCATCGGCATCAGTGGCACACGGGAGGAAAGCCTAGAAGTCAAACAAGAGTTAAAGTCCTTTCTGGCCAGTACTCTCAAGCTGGAGCTTAGTGATGGAAAAACGAAAATCACACACAGCTCCGAAAATGCGAGGTTTCTTGGATACGACATTAACGTTCGCCGCAATAATGAGTGCAAACGGACGGCGAACGGCGTAGTCCAGAGAACGCTCAACAATTCGATTGAGTTACTCGTTCCGTTTGAGAAGATCGAACGGTTTATGTTTGAGAGAAAAATCGTCATCCAAGGCAGTGACAGTACCCTCATTCCATGGCAGAGGGACGCGATGGCTGGCTTGTCGGACTTAGAAGTGCTAGACACCTACAACTCGCAGACGCGCGGGATTTGCAACTATTACAGTTTGGCGAGCAACTACGCCAAGCTGACGTATTTCGTGTATCTCATGGAATACAGTTGCCTGAAAACGCTGGCAAAAAAGCACAAGTGCCGAATCTCGGGTATCAAGCAACAATACAAGGCGGGGCACTCATGGGGAATTCCCTATGAAACCAAAAGCGGTACGCACAGGATGATGATTGTGAAATTTTCAGACCTAAAGAAGTGTTCCGCGTTTGGTGAACAGGTGGATGTAATTACCCATCATGCCCATTACACCAACGTAAATGCGTTTGAAAACCGACTGAAAGCCAAAAAGTGTGAATTGTGCGGCGAGGCAGGCGACACCACCTACGAGATTCATCATGTAAACAAGATCAAGAATCTCAAGGGCAAGGAACAGTGGGAACGCGCCATGATAGCGCGTAAACGCAAAACCTTGGTGGTTTGCAAATCGTGCCATAACAAGATTCATCATTCGTAACAGCATAAATGGAGAGCCGTGTGCATCGAGAGGTGCAAGCACGGTTCGGGGAGAGGGATGCGCAAACCTACCGCCCAAAGGCAGCAAGGCGGCGCTTCCCTACTCTACATGAAATTCCAGGCGATCGGCATCCCGCCGGAGCAAGCGCAGTTTCTCCAGACCCGCAAGTTCCAGATCAACGAAATCGCGCGCATTTTCCGGGTACCGCCCCATATGGTCGCCGACCTGGAAAAGTCCAGCTTCAGCAATATTGAACAACAGTCTCTGGAATTTGTCAAGTATACGCTCGATCCTTGGGTGGCGCGCTGGGAGCAGAGTCTGCGGCAATCCCTCATCCTGCCCTCTGAGAAGGGGAAACTGTTCGTCAAGTTCAACGTAGACGGTTTGCTCAGGGGCGATTACAAGTCGCGGATGGCCGGTTACGCCGCCGCGCGGCAGAACGGTTGGATGTCGGCTAATGATATACGGGAACTGGAAGATATGAACCGCATCCCCGTAGATGAAGGCGGCGATATCTACGCGGTAAACGGGAATTTGTGCAAACTCAAAGACATCGGTATATTCGCCAACCCGAACGGAACGGAGGATCCTGAATGAAGAAATTCTGGTACTGGGCTGAGTCAGCCTGCCGGGTCGAGTCAGACTGCCGAGCTGTACCGGCCTCCCAAGCCGAGTCAGCCAGCCGGGCCGAACCGGTCAGTCGGGCGCGCAACGAGGCCTCCGAAGGGCGCACCCTCTACCTCAACGGGCCTATCGGGGAGGAGACGTGGTTCGGCGACGTGCAGACGCCGACCGCGTTTCGCAAAGAGCTGTTCGCCGGAACCGGCCCGGTCACCGTCTGGCTCAACTCGCCGGGCGGCGATGTGTTCGCGGCGGCGCAAATCTACAATCTGCTCATGGAATACCCTACGAACGTCACGATCAAGATCGACGGGATCGCGGCTTCGGCGGCGAGTGTCATCGCAATGGCGGGCGGCGACGTCCTGATGTCCCCCGTGTCGACGATCATGATCCACAATCCCGCCACGCTCGCGTGGGGCGATTCGGAGGAAATGCTCAAAGCTAAGGCGCTGCTGGACGAGGTAAAAGAATCTATCATCAACGCGTATGAGTTGAAGACCGGGCTGTCGCGGACGAAACTGTCGAATCTCATGGACAACGAGACCTGGATGAACGCGCGTAAGGCGGTGGAACTCGGGTTCGCCGACAAGATCATGTACGCGGAGAACGGTGAACAGGATAATCCACCGGTGGCCGAGTCGGAACCGAGGTTCGCGTGGAACAGCGGCGGTGTGCTGTTCAGCCGCGCGGCTGTAACGAACTCCCTGCTCGGGAAACTACCCAACCCCCCGAAAAAAACCACTGCCCCGGAACCTCCGGTTCCGGCGCTACCCTTAGGCATCCCCATAGAGTCGCTCGATAAACGGCTCTCTTTGATTGCTCACTGACATACAAGTAGAGGAGTATCCATCATGAACAAGATACTGGAACTGCGCGAGAAGCGCGCGAGAGCGTGGGACGCTACGAAAGCGTTCCTGGAAACCAAGCGGAGCGGGAACGGGCTGTTGTCCGCCGAGGACGCCGCCGCCTACGATAAAATGGAAGCGGACGTGATCGCGCTGGGCAAAGAGGTCGAGCGCATGGAACGCCAAGCGGCGCTGGACGCGGAGTTCGCGCAAGCCACCAGCGACCCCATCACCAATAAGCCCGCTACGCCCGGCGAGGAGAAGACGGGCCGCGCGTCCGCCGAGTACAAGAAGTCCTTCTGGAACGTCATGCGCGGGCGTACGCTCCCCAACGTTGAGAACGCGCTGAAGACTGGAATCGACAGTGAGGGCGGATTCCTGGTTCCGGAAGAATTCGAGCGCACGCTCATCCAGGCGCTGGAGGAGGAGAACATCATCCGCCAGCTCGCCAAGATCATCACCACCGGAAGCGACCGGAAGATCCCGGTCGTCGCCACCAAGGGTCATGCCTCGTGGGTGGACGAGGAGGGCGCGATTCCCGAATCGGACGACAGCTTCGGCCAGGTCACGTTGAGCGCGTATAAGCTGGCAGCCATGCTGAAAGTGTCGGATGAACTGCTCTCCGACAGCGTGTTCGACATCGAAGCGTACGTCGCCCAGGGGTTCGCCGGGCGCATCGGCAACCGGGAGGAGGAGGCCTTTATCGTCGGCGACGGCGTGGGCAAGCCCACTGGGATCCTCGCCGCGACCGGCGGCGCGCAAGTGGGCGTGATTGCCGCGTCCGCTACGGCGATTACCCTGGACGAGATCCTCGACCTGTACCATTCCCTCAAGATGCCGTACCGCCGCAGTGCTTCTTTCCTCATGAACGACAGCACGGTCAAGACGGTCCGAAAGCTCAAAGACAATGCCGGCCAGTACCTCTGGGCGCCGTCCATCCGGGAGAACACCCCAGACACCATCCTCGGCCGGCCACTCCGCACGTCGTCCTATGTTCCGGTCATTGCCGAGGGCGAGAAGACCATTATCTTCGGCGACATCAGTTACTACTGGATCGCTGACCGCGAGGGGCGAGCGTTCAAGCGGCTGGTCGAGCTCTACGCCGCGACCGGGCAGATTGGCTTCCTTTGTTCACAGCGCGTTGACGGCAAGTTGATCCTGCCCGAAGCGGTCAAGGTCTTGCAGCAGAAGGCGGCGTAATGATGGAGGTGGCGGCATGAGCAGCGTAACGGAGCTTCTACCAAAGGTCAAGGCGAACCTCATACTGGAGCATGAAGAGGACGACAGCCTGCTTCGGAGCTACGTCCGCGCCGCCATCTCCTACGCGGAGAGCTATCAGCATGTCGCCGATGGATTCTACGCGGAGAATCCCATGCTGGCCACGACCGAACAGGCCGTGATCATGCTGTCGGGCCATTTCTACGAGAGCCGCGACGGCTCGACGGCCGGTTTCTTTAGCGACAGCGTACAAGCCGGGCAGCAGGTGTGGAACACCGTCAACAGATTGCTCCAGCTGGATCGGAGATGGATGGTATGAGCTATGGCCGCATGAACAAGCCGATAGAGATCCTTTCCGCAACGTCCGCGAAAGACGCCGACGGCTTTGCCGCTTCCGTCGAGACCGTGCTCGCCAGCGTCCGGGCCTACAGGGAAGACCGGCACGGCGCCGAACGCTGGGCGAACATGGCCGCCTTCTCCACTGCCACATCTATGTTCCGGTTCCGGTGTGTCCCCGGCCTGACAATCGATACCGCGCTGTTCATACGCTGCGACGGTGAACGATTCAATATCCTGTCCGCCGAGGACGTGAAGGGGCGCGGGATGTACATAGAGGTCATGGCGGAACGGGTGCTTCCGTCAGCGAGGTGATGAGCGTGTCACGCGCGGAATTCAAGATGCCGGAGGATTTCCTGCTGAAGGTATCGACGCTGGGCGAGCGCGCCGACGAGATCGTACCACGCGTTCTCGCGGCCGGCGGCGAGGTCATGCTCGCGCGGGTCCGGGGCAACTTGCTAACGGTAATCGGCAGGGGAACGAAGCACGAATCGCGCTCCACCGGCACGTTGGCGAGAGCGCTCGGCGTGTCCGGCGCAAAGCTCGATCGGAACGGGAACCACAACGTCAAGGTCGGGTTCGCCGAACCGAGAAGGGCAGTCGCGCGCAAAAGGAAGGGCTACGCCAACTACGTCTCAAACGCCATGATCGCAAACGTCCTGGAATACGGCAAGCACGGCCAGCAGCCCAAACCGTTCTTAAAGACCGCGAAAACGGCGGCGAAGAACGCCTGTATCGAGGTAATGAAGGCCAAGCTGGAGGAGGAAATCGAGAAAATGTAGAGTGTAGAAGAATGCAGTTTGTCGAGTGTAAAATGTAGAATGTAAAATGTAGAAATGGGGAGACGGAAGCCGTCCGCAAGAAGGTGTATATGCTGTGACGCGGTCACTTCATAGCCCCATTTTTCACTCTACACTCTAAACTCTACACTCTACATTCTACATTCTACATTACCAGGAAGGCCGGGTGGGTATGTGAGTATTTTGGCAAATGTAACCGCGCTGCTTGCGGGGCTGAGAATCCCCGTCGAGACAGGGATATTTTCAGACAAAGCGCCAGACGAATACACCGTTATTACGCCGCTGGCGGACACCTTCGAGCTGCACGCGGACAACCGCCCGCAAAGAGAAACCCAGGAGGCGCGGCTGTCTCTGTTTTCGAAGGGAAACTACATCCGGCGCAAGAACGAAATCGTACGCGCGCTGCTTTCGGCCGACCTTACGATTACAGGCCGGCTGTATATCGGCTATGAATCCGAAACCGGATATCACCATTATTCCATTGACGTCGCAAAGGACTATGAGATACAGGAGGACTGATTACGAATGGCGACAATAGGACTAGACCGGCTGTATTACGCGCCGATCACGGAGTCATCGACGACGGGCGAAGAAACCTACGGCACGCCCGTCATGCTCGCGAAGGCCATCTCCGCCGACCTCTCGGTGGAGCTTGCGGAGGCGACCCTTTACGCCGACGACGGGCCCGCCGAGATCATCAAGGAGTTCAAGGGCGGGAAACTGAACCTGGGCGTGGACGACATCGGCCACAAGGCGGCGGAGTCGCTGACCGGAGCGGTTACCGACGACAACGGGGTGCTGATCTCCTCGAGCGAGGACAGCGGCAGTCCGGTGGCCATCGGGTTCCGCGCGAAAAAACCAAATGGTAAGTACCGCTATTTTTGGATATACCGGGTAAAATTCGCGGTACCGTCCGACAGCCTGGCGACGAAGGGCGATACGATCACCTTCCAGACGCCCAAGATCGAGGGCACGGTCTCACGGCGCAATAAACTGGACGGGAAGAACCGCCACCCGTGGAAGGCCGAGGTGAACGAGGACGATACCGGCGTGGGATCGACGACAATCAGCGGGTGGTACCAACAGGTGTACGAGCCGGAGTACGCCTAACCAACGGATGAGGGGAGGTCTCGGCCATGGAGAGCGTAATCGTACCGCGGAGCGCCGATCCCGATCGCGCCGCCGTCGTCGCCATCGGCGGCGCGGAGTATGAAATGATCCTAACTACCCGGGCCACAAAGGAAATCGCGCGGCGGTACGGCGGCCTTGAGAATCTCGGCGATAAACTCATGAAGTCGGATAACTTCGAGCTCGCGCTCGATGAGATTACATGGCTCATCGCGCTGCTCGCGAACCAGGGCATTCTAATCCACAACCTCAGGCATAAAGACGCGCCGCGCGCCCCGCTGACCGAGGACGAGGTGGAGCTGCTGACCTCGCCGCTCGATTTGGCCGACTATAAGGCCGCGATTACGGAGGCCATGTTCCGCGGCACCAAGCGGAACATTGAGAGCGAGGACGACGGAAAAAACACAGGAGCCGGGTAAGCGACGAAGAGCTGTTTACCCGGCTCCTCTATTACGGGACAGTGCATCTGAACAGAACCGAAGAGGAGACATGGCTCACTCCGCTCGGGCTGCTGCTCGATTACTGGGAATGCCACAAGCAGTACATCGGCGAAGCTAAGCCTAAAATAGTATATTTCATTGACGATGTAATTCCAGTGGGCCTGTTGTAGCCGGGAAAGCGGGAGAGTCGCCCCTCCTGTTTTCGCTGTTCCGCCGGCAGTACATCGGAGGGAGGTGTCGGTACGGCTGATTCATTCGGACTGAAAATCGGGATCGAGGGCGAACGCGAGTTCAAGAACGCGCTGCGGGACATAAACCAATCGTTCAAAGTCCTGGCGTCCGAAATGAACCTTGTAACCTCCGGGTTCGATAAGAACGACAAGTCGATCCAGGCGCTGACCGCGCGGAACCAAGCGCTCAACAAGGAGATCGGCGCGCAGAAGGACAAGGTCACCACGCTCGAAGCGGCGCTCGCGAACGCGACGGAATCCTTCGGGGAGAACGACAAGCGCACGCAGGCGTGGGCGATCCAGTTGAACAACGCGAAGGCCGAGCTAAACGGCATGGAGCGCGAGCTGGGTAACAACAACAAGGCGCTGCACGAAGCGACGTCCGGCATGACCGACGCGGAGCGCGAGGCGCTGGGTCTGGGCAAGGCGGTCGACGAAACCGGGCGGGAACTGGGCGATACCGGCAAGGAAGCGAAGAACCTCGGCGGCGAGATGGACGAGACGGGCAAGAAGAGCTCCGTCTTTGCCGATGTACTGAAGGCGAACCTCGCGGCGGACGCGATCAAAGCCGGGTTAACGGCGATCGTTGACATGGTCAAGGCAATCGGCGCGGCAGTAAAGGACTATGTGTCCGACAGTATGAGCATGGCGACGGCGGCGGCCGAGAGCCAGACGCTGCTCACGCAGGTCATGCGCAATACAATGTCCGCGTCGGACGATGAGATCAGGAGCCTGGTCGAGCTCGCGGCGGCGCAGGAGAAGGTCGGCGTCGTCTCGAAAACAGCGCAGGTCACCGCGCTTGCGGAGCTGTCCTCGTTCGTGAGCCGCAAGGAGTCGCTGGAAGATATGCTCCCGGTCATGAACGACTACATCGCGTATCAGTACGGCGCGACCGCGTCCTCCGAGCAGGCCCGCAACGTCGCGACGGCGCTTGGCAAGGCCATTGACGGCAATGTCGACGGACTGGCCAAGCAGGGATTCAAGCTCTCCCAGACGGAAAAGGAATGGTTCAAGACCGCAACCGAGGCGGAGCGCGCCGCGTTCGTTATTGACATGGTGAGCGAGAGCATGGGCGGGGTCAACGAGGCGCTCGCGCAGACCGACGCGGGCAAGATGGCCAGCCTCGCGACCGTCATGACCAATACCAAGATCGCGGTGGGATCAATGGCGAACGAGTTCAAGGCGCAGATACTCGGGCAGATGCTCCCCTCCATCTCGTCCCTGTCCGACGCGTTCCTCGGGCTGCTGCGCGGGGAAGCCTCTGTCGAAGACCTGGCCGCGACGTTCGCGGGCGTGTTTGATCAGGTTATCAGCATAATTGACACGTTCCTGCCGAAACTCATCGAGATCGGCAGCCAGATCATCACCGCGGTCGTTACCGGCCTATCCGGCAATATGGACGCGATCGTCGGCGGCGCGCTCAGCCTGATGAACATGCTCGTCAACGCGATCCTGGACTTGCTCCCCATCATTCTGGACGCGGGCATGAAGCTGCTGTTCGGCCTGATCGACGGGATCGTCAGGGCGCTCCCGCTGATCGCGGACGCGGCCATTCAGATCGTCGTAGCCCTCGCGAAAGGGCTGGGCGAATCGCTCCCGGAGCTGATCCCCGCCGTCGTTCAGGCGATTGTCACCGTTGTTACCACGATCATCGACAACCTGCCCATGATCCTGGACGCCGCGCTTCAAATCATTCTCGGGCTGGTCGACGGGCTGCTCGCCGCGCTGCCGCAGCTGATCGCGGCACTGCCCGCCATCATCATCGGAATCGTCAATTTCGTCATCGGCGCGATCCCGCAGATCATTGACGCGGGGATCAAACTGCTCATATCGCTGGTGGACGCGCTCCCCGAGATCATCGACGCGATCGTTTTGGCCATCCCGGAGATCATCGACGGGATCATCAACGCGGTCGTCAACGCGATTCCCCAGCTGATCGAGGCGGGGATCAAGCTGCTCGTCTCTCTTGTTCAAAACCTCCCGAAGATCATCCTTACAATCGTCGAGGCGATCCCCAAGATCATTACGTCCATTATCAACGCCGTGGTCGGGAACATCGACAAGATCATCATGGCCGGGGTTCAGCTCTTCGTTTCCCTGATCCAGAACCTGCCCGCGATCATCGTTGAAATCGTCAAGGCCGTGCCCAAAATCGTCACCGGTATTGTCCAGGCGATTGTCGGGTTCGTACCGAAACTCGCCGACGCGGGCAAACAGCTCATCCAGGGCGTGTGGCGAGGCATCTCGGACGCGGGCGCGTGGCTGCGTGATAAGATCGCCGGCTTCTTCGGCGGCGTGGTCAGCAGCATCAAGAACTTCTTCGGAATCCGGTCGCCTTCCGCCTTGTTCCGCGACCAGATCGGAAAGAACATGGCGCTGGGCGTTGGCGAGGGGTTCGTAGGCGAAATGGAGGGCGTCGCTCGAAACATGCGGGCGGCGATCCCCGGCTCATTCGACATGCCCGGCTTCGAGTTCGACGAGAGGATGGCCGCGTCCGCGCGGGCCATGGGCTCGCTTGGCGACGCGGGCGCCGCCGTTACGATCGCGGATCTCGGCTTGAAGCTGGACGGAATCGCAGCGCTGCTCGCCCAGGCGTTCCCGTCGCTTATTGAGGCGTTCAACGTCCGCGTTGTGCTGGAGGACGGCACGCTGGTCGGCAGGCTGGCCCCGGAAATAGACAGGAACCTCGGCCTGCTTCGACGGCAGCGCGCGGTTTTGGGAATGTAGAATGTAGAATGTAGAATGTAGAATGTAGAATGTAGAATGTAGAATGTAGAGTGTGGAGCGTAGAGCGTGGAAATGGGTTGAGACAGCGATCATTGCGTGTTCTTTGTTGCGGTTTTGATGATTGCAACTAAAAGGCTTTTTATTTCGACGCAATCGGTATTCAAACTATTGAACTCTTTGGGAGAGATATACTCTGAAGCGTTGAGTAAATCGAGCCAATACTCGGTTTCGGCGCACTCTTTCAG